ATAGGTACTCGTCGCGTGACAGTGTGCGCTTGCCCGATGATAAGTCTGGATAGTCTGTTAAAAATGCCATGTCAATCGCCTTCTTTCAAAATTTCATTTGTCAGCTGTTTTACAGCCGACTCTATACTCTCCATCAAATAATCAGGTGGTCGCTGACCCGTAGCATAGGCCCACGACTCCAACGCAGACAGCAGCTTTAGTATTTCTATGCTTTCTTTCTTTGTCATTTCCTTCTCCAAACGTTAACGCATTACCAATCCTCGCACATCCAGCCATTACCAATAACTAGGGAAAGTACGTATTAGCTTTTTGGTGAAGTCGTGGATTTACGAGCACACTACTCCTAACCAGTATAGCGACCGGTTAGCAGTAGCTCTATTGATCAGCTTTTCGGAGCCAGCCGCTTCAATACGAGATCGTGATTCGCTGAAACGTCACGATTAGTCTGGCTTAAGCGATTACAGTCGCCCACAGTTAAGCGATGCCAGTACCCTCTTTCGAGTCACTCATCCTCGCTGCCCCTACTCTGTGCGTCGTCCTGGGCATTACAACTAACAGCAGACCGTTACCCGATACTGTTAGCCGTCATAGTTGAATGGTTCAGGTGCTTAGATTACCTGATGATCGCTCTGGCTTTGATACCAAATCGCAGACAACAAAAAAGGCGTTTTACGGTAGGTCTGTTGCGCGGATAATGGTTTTACCCAAAACCCAGACCTACTGTAAAGCGCCCTTCTTGCCACGCGCAACCATGACCACGCCAATATCCCATAACTCACAAACGCAGTCAAGCGTGGAAAGCTATAGGTATATCACGAATCGCTATCAAGATTCGTTTTTTGACTCTATCCCTGCCGAGTCAATCCATATCTGACGAACATTGGCAGGCTTGACGGTATACATTGACCGGCATCCTATAAGCCTGTCTTTGCGTATGCGTACAATGCTAACGCTATCTCCCTGATTTCCACCTAGTACGTGATAGCACTCCTTGTCCTCTCCAACGTATAGCGCCACATGGCCGCCTGAGCCACGAGAGAACACTAGGACGGCTCCTAGCTCCTTTGGCGACGGATCGCCCCACGCGCACCAATTACGCGCCCATAATGGATTCTCTGGTATTTTCTTTCCTGCGCGCTTTGCACACAGCGCAACAAACAGACCGCACCACGGCACGCTATCTGCCGCATAACCATGTGCGTTTACCTCTTTTGCCCATGCCATGATTTCAGGATTATTGGCGTCGCCTTCCGTTTCCTTTGTGCCATACAACTTCAGAGCTTCCAGCAGCATCTTTGGGCCGCTTTCACGCAACAGCCATGCATATCTGTCCGTCTGTTGCATCATCTCGGCAGGACGCGCACAGGGCCGGTTGTAGCTACACGCAGAACAGCATGCACAACGCCACCAACAATCAGCAGCAACTGCGCCTGCACGGATGGATCATTCGCAATCGTCGCAATGGTAACGACTGTTGGATTGTGTGACAGCATAGCAGCGCCGGTTACAAAAGATAACGCGCTGGCCCAAAAAGTTCTTGATGAAAAAATTGACTTCATGTTTACCTCGCAACCACAACAACAAGACCGATTAACGAAACTCCGACGATTGATAGCGTGCCTAACATTCCCGCAACTACCCATCGGCGCAATTCTACAAGCCCTGGAATGATCTTTTCTATCTCAACCATCCTTATTTCTATCTTTTCGCACTGCGCAAATGCTCGATTCAGCGCATCCCTTGTTTCCATATGCTGTTCTTCAAGCCTTCCTAGCGATTGAAGCGCGTCACGAATCTGGAATATTGCCTCTTTCAACTCGTCGCAGTTACGCTCTAGCACGGCTATTCTCGCCTCTGCTGTTGTCATATCCACCATGCCCCCTCGCGCAACTCCTGCGCGTTTACTATTTACAAAGTCGAAGCCAACCTGAACAGATCATCAAGCTGCTGCTCTGTGATACCAAGCTGACCAGCCATGCCTATTACCAGCGCATTGTTTCGCTCGATGTCGAGTGCGTATTCCCACCAGTCGCGAAGGTCTTGTGATCCTGATGCAACAGCCTGCTCGACCGTTGCGCGCAGTCCAAGCTGATTCAGCGCAAGCCGAATCTGGCGGGGGCTGACAGTTTGTGGCACAGGATTCTGCGGAATTAAATCAACCTGACCCGAAAAATTGATCTTAATATCATTCAGTTGATCAACGCTAATTCTTGACCACAGAGCATCTGGCTCTGGCGCATCATACGCAACTTCTCTGCAATCGTAGGGATAATCATCGGGAAATTTTAACGGGTTGCTAGTAGCATGTTTGTACGTGATGACATCAACATATTGCATTACGAAAACCTCAAATCACGCGGTGTAGTTAATATTCCTCGGAGCGCCATCAAATCGTAACCAGCCGATACCGCAGTTGCGCTTCCATTTGTTCTAATTATTTTTTGTTCGAACCCCATTACATAATCAACTCGCGGCAGATTTGTTGTGATTGTGGCGACTAGTGATCCGTCAATATAAAATTTAGATGATGTTTCCGGAGTGTGTTTTATCTCTAGTTTTTTTCCGGTTGCAACGGTTGTAGTGATTGCAACGCCGCTATCTACTGTAGTATTTACACCGTTGCTAGATGTTCTGCATAACCAATTTGTCGCACTGACCGTTCGATCAATGTAAAAATAACAGCCGTCTACAAACGAACCATCAAACATTCCGGCGTAGTATTTGAAATCATCAGTTACATCGGGAGCTTTACTCATCCACACATTTCTGAAAATCATATTTACGACAGAAAATTCCTGCGTCGTTGCCGACGCATACGAATAAACACGACACGACCCACTGTTTGCAGTTCCGGCACTCAGCAGCAGCACGCCAACCGTATTATTGTTTGCGACGGGATTTGCAGTTGCATTTACACCAGACCCAGCGCCTGAATTTGTGTGCTGCAATCCAGATGACGCACCAAACCCGTCCGAAAATAGTTCAAGAAGAAAGGCGGCGCGGTCATACGCAGAACCACCAACGGGCAGTATTTTTGAATTCTCTATTGTGCATAGCATTGGCAGCGGGGTTTTGTCAGTAACAACCACGCTGCACCCATCATAATCTGCGGTTGCATACGTCTGCAAATTCGACCACGTATCAATCGCAACAGGGCCGCCGCCTACGCGATCCCAGATATTTGTTCCAGGAGTTGAAGTACCACGGACAACGAATTCCCCCCCATTTTCATCAGGCTTATCGGTGAACCATGCCGTCGTTCCTGTTTGGAGCGATGATGGATCTGGCGCGCTAGAGTATCTCCCGCTATAGAAATATAGCGCACTTGGTGTACCGTTTTTGAAAAATGGTCTATCCACTGTCATCGCCTCATTGGTCGGTAAAATACTGGCCTGTCATTGCAATCAGGCTAGAATCAGTCAGGTTTGAACGTTTCAGCAGCGTCGTAGATGCTGTCGCTGTGTATTTGCTATCGTACACTTGCAGGATCGTTCCTGCATGATAGCCAACAATCGTGCCTTGTATAGCATTTAGATTATTATACGTCGTGCAAACTGCTGCGCCCCTGTCTCCTCCCAGTCCCTTTGTCGTCAGCGCAAAAGGAAAATTACTAAACGTTAAATCATCACCAGCAGCGCCGCTTCCCTTATTTGTAAAATATACCTGCAGCGAATAAGTGACAAGATTTCCGGTTTTTACATACACCCCACTCGATGTATACGCTACTGCAGTATTGTCAGTAAACAATACAGAAGGCGTCCATTCAGTAGCAGCGCCATCACCAGTTGTTGACGAGTCGCCAGTGCAATAAATCAGCTCTGCTGCTGTTGCGCTGTTTGCCGTTCCTGCGATTTGTCCTGCTGATTCTTTGTACAATTCGACAGACAAGAAACGAGACGACGTTACACCAGCGCCATCAGTCAGAATTGTTCGGTTGCTTGCGCTTGTTGCTGCTGTCTCATTGCTAATCTTTCCGCCTTTCCATTCGTTCGATGATGACGTTCCTGTGATATACAGTGCATTTACGTCTGTTGTGTCAATTAGCTCGTCGGTTGCTTTCAGTCCGACAACATCATCAACTGTGAATTTATCCGTCATCACAAACGTGTTGCCATGCATTACAATATCATTTGCACCAACGATTGACACTCCGCCGTTTGATACGCGAGTTGCACAGATATTCCCTATGAATTTATTGCTATCGTTTCCTGTTCCAGTATGCGTGATAACATTACAGTCACGAACATAGTCACGGAAAGTATTACCCATAAAAACGCTGTTCTTGCACCCTGCAATCGTCAATCCGGCAGTGTAGTTATCGTCTAATGTGTTATTTACCACTGACAAACCATTACCGCCTGTCCCGCATTTGATGCCTGTCCCATCTGCCAAGGCAAGACCTGTTCCCCTGATGATATTGTTCTGAATTAGGCAGTCATCGTAGGACGTGCCGGACAATGAAATGCCATATCCGCCCAAATCCTGAAATGTGCAGTCTGAAATCTCAAGACGGTTGACTACAGACGCTCCCTTTACAGCTACTCCTCCGCTTTTGCAATCAGGCGCTTCAAATATGCAGTTTTCAAAAATAGAATCATCAATCTCGCAATCTGCGCCGATGACAAGCGCATCGGACGCAAGTCCGGTATTGACCAACGAGCGGAATTTTATGTTTTGAAACTTCACATTCTGCACATTTACAATCTGCACAAGCTCAGTCAGCGTTGCCGACGAGATAACAGTTCCACCATATACACCACACACAGTAAGATTGCTGCAATCCAATGACAGCATAGTGTCAATGTTATAAATTCCAGTCGGTAAAAAAATGTAGTTCCCGTCAGTGAAAGCCGCATTGAATGCATCCCCTTGGTCGCCTGTCCCGTCGTTCAGTATGCCAAGATCATCTACAGCATTCTGTACACCTGACGCTTGGCTAAGATCGGCATTGCTTGGTTTGCTATAGATCAGAACATTGTTTTTATCTTTGACGGTTATCGAATACATCCCATCGACAAACACGTTAGTCACTGTCCCATTGCGAACCATATACCCGCCACTGGTTCTAACAGGCTGCGCTATAGGAGTGTTGCCATTGGCATCTGCAAAAATATCAACAGGGCTTGTCTCTGGATTTTGGTTTTCAATTCCAAAATAGATTTTACCATCTTCCAGAGGCGTGCCGTCTTTTTCAAAAAACAGCGTATACGGTGACAATACTGGTCTCATTGATTCTCTGCCTCTGGTTGTAACGCTGAAATGATATACCTCTCACGCGCCCCGTTATTGTTCGGGATTTTGATGGTAGATGCAAATTTTCTGAATTGCTCTGATCGGGATATTTTCTGCACTATTTCAGCCGGCACTTCAGTGCCATCTGCCTCTGCCTTTAATGCCGCTTTTGCCAAATCCGAGAATTCAGGCGACGTTATAACCGCGTTAAACTTCGCTAGCTTTTGCTCAGGCGCTTCTTGTAGGAAATTTAACGCCGTGTCCCCAAATGGGATATACATGGATGCGGCCTTGGTAGCCTTTCCTGTAACTTCTCCCGCCATCATTTTATCCAGCACATTGTTCAATCCGATATTCTCGACAACGCCCTGTAATCCTATCCCAGTATGCTTGATTGCAGTGTTCATTTTGTTGACGCGCTTTGACAGCACATAAAGCGCTCTCAGCCCTTCACGCTGATCCTTGGACATATCCTTCATGACGGCTTTGGCAATCTCAGGATGCTGCATTATCCCGCTGTATAGCGTTTCGTATTTCTCAAAACTGACGCCTGTATTTTTTGCGTTGCGAGTATTGTGAAGGATTGCAGACATTAACGTCTTTGCACGCATGTCATCGGGGATGGTTGCAATGATGCTATTCAGCTTGGTTATATCGGCTTTCTTTGCCCCGCTGTTCAGTGCTTCTGACAGCTTGCTTGCAATGCTTCCAGACCCGTCACGGCCATACGCGCTAACAATACGACGCTCTAACAGCTTTCGCGTTTGTGTCATGCGGTTGGCGCGTAACAGGTCTGCACGCAATTCAGCACCGCCAATACGCTCAACATTGTCAGCCTCGTCCTGTGCGACAGCTTTATAAATCTGACGCAACAGGCGCAATTCGGTATTGCCGAAAGGCTCTTTTAATCCTTTTGTCTCGATCTGCTGTCCCAGCTTTGATTTTATTTGCTTCAACGCAGCGTATGATGTTTCTGGATTTGTTGCAGAGTCCAACAGCTTTATCAGCGACGCATCAGCCTCTGCGCCAAGATTGTCAACCGCGTCATTTACAACCTGCGCCGTGCGCTCCATTGTGACCTTGGTTGACGGTGGCATTGCCTGCTGTACTTTTCCGTATAGCTCACTCTCTGCCTCTTTTATGCCTGCCTGCGTGCCTTTCAGTGACCGCTGCACGTCATCCGATACTGTTGCAAGTGACGGCGCTGCATCCAGTTTTTGCAATGCATTCTCAGCAGCGGCCATTGCATCAGCATGTTTTACATCCCATTCAATGCGCGGCGCACTTGTGATATTTGACCGCGCCAGTCCTGCAGCATTTCGAAGCAATGGATCATCTACAAAAGCATCCAGCGGCAAATCAATGCCCATCTTTTCAGCAGCGCGCATAGCCTCTGCATCATATTGCGCTCGTCTCGTCCACTCTCTCAATGCGGCAGCACTATTCTGTCCGCCAGATTTTATAGTTTTTGCCAAGTCTGCAAATGACGTTTGCGTTCCTTCTGCTACATCAGCAGCGGCATGCGATCCAATCGGAGCGGAAACCTGCATTTGTACCGGCTCAAATTGCGGCACAGGTGGACGCACATTATCTGCCTGTTGTGCTACATCCTCTACAGCATTTTCTACAGCGGCAGCGGCAGGAGAGCCACCACGCAATGCCTGCCATCCAGACTTGACAGCCTGACCAGCCAGCGGAAGTGCGCCACCAATGGCGCCGCCAACCAATGCGCCTTTGACAAGATCAGGAGCCGCCTCGCCGGTCTGTGCCTGTGTTGCGCCGTACACGCCACCCAGAGCAGCGCCAACACCTGCGCCAAGTGCCGCCCTGCCTGCCAATGTCTCAGCCTGTGGCAGAACAGACGCGCCGCCAGTGATAACAGCAGGAGCTAGACCTCCAGCGATTTCAGTGCCATACGCCAGTGCTGGATGCTCCTGTCGGAATTGATCTCGCTGTGCAGATACCGCATCTTTGATGTCTACATATGCTTCTGGAAAGCTAACATCAGACGTTGCCGCAGCAGCGCCAGCAGCCAGTGCCGAACCATAAACATCAGACAGCCCCATCGTCGCGCCACGGCCAAAAGAGCGCACGCTTTCGATAGTCTTGTTTGATTGATTTGTGTCAATACTGCCATAGCCGTCAGGCATCCTGACCTTGCCTTCTTTTACGTCAGACTCAAGATCAAATTTCTCCTGATCTGTCATCTTGCCCTGCACATAGGCATCAGCAATTTCCGTGGGCAATGCAGGAATGCTGTTATCGACGGCAGACACGACGCCTAATTTTGCCCCTGGCGGAAGCTCAATCTTTCCGGATTTAACATCGGCCTCAAAATCACCGGCCTCCTGCTTTGTCATCTTCCCGTTTTTATAAGCTGTAAAAATGTTGGAAACATCGCCAAAGCTCGACTGCTCTTTTGTTGTCGCATCCGGCAACCGCCCACCAATATTTGGCGCACTGGACCGCATATCTGACAGTCCGCGCAACACATTCATAACATATTTATTTGTTTTCGACTTCCAGTTTGACCGATCAACGCCGCCGTGATATTCGGCAACAGCTAACGCAGTCTTCCCACCATTTCTATCGAGTGACTCTTTCAGCAGATATGCTGCACCAAGCGCTGCATTTTCCGGCGACAAATAAGGATCTATGCCGTATTTCTTTTCAATCAGCTTCGCCGTAGGTGGCGTGATCTGGTAAACAGTGCGCGCACCTTTCTCTGACACTTGGTCAGTGTTTGATTTCTCGCCGTGATTTACGATTGCCTGTAACAAACCATCGGGTATTCCGGCCTTTTTCTCGGCATTTGCTGATAACTGTGTCCATTCCGGCGCGTCGTAGTTTTTGGGCATGTCAGCCATTAGCGGTGCCTGTAGTATGATCTGCCAGATATGTAGTCGTCGCCTGACCGTGATTTTCTTGCAGCAGGCGCCAGATATTTATCAACATAATCATTAAACGATGTCCCAGCCGGAACAGCTATGCCGTCAATCATAACATCGTCTTTTGCCTTGCCCAAATGTCCCACATCCGATACCCACTTGGCTTTTGCATTGTCAATCTCAGCATTTGCTGCCTGAATCTTTGCAGCAGCGCGCAGATAGTTTGCCAATTCTTCAATGGATGCATTTTCAGGCGGCGCGCCTTTCTGTGCTGTTTCAATGTCACTATCAGATGTAGTGCCTGACGATACCTTTTTGTAATTGGCAAGCATTGCGGGCGTGATAATCCCTGCCGCTTCATTCCGCATTCGTGTGATTTCATCTCGCAGACCGAAAGACTTTTTAGCAACTTCCGCAACAGTTGAAAAGCCACCGGCTGTATTGAATAGATCCCGGTTATTCCTATCCTGCAATCGTCCGGCCAAATCCAGCATTTTGGCAGCAGACCCTTTGCCTGTGATGTAGTTTGACGCCGATTCGTTTATCAGCTTTTCAGCTTCACCTGAGATTTTGGCATCGGTGCGTGCTTTGCCGCGCAGCTCTGCCATTTTTGCATCGTAGTCAGATTTTGCTTTTTCAGCATCCAGTCCAAGACGCGCTGCGCTTTCGTCCATGTCAGCATATATTTTGTCAGTGTCGGCGTATGTTTTGCCGATATTTGCTGACTTTTCAGCTTCCAAGAAATTAGCCTCGACTTCTTTCTTCTTGGTCTCGAATGGTTGCTGTTCTGCCATCCCGCGAGACTCTACGACGTTCTTGTATTTATCTGCACCCATCAATGCGGCAGCAGCAGACGACGTTTGCAGGCGGCCAACATTAGGATCAATCTCTATAATCTTTGCAGTTGTCTCAGCGCCGCGCGCTTTATCTTCTTGACCGCTGTTGCGGTATGCCTCTGCCTGACGCTTCAGCAATGCAGTAGCAATATCTGGACGGCCAGACTGCATAGCTGCATCCACTTCTAGCACATGACTAATCAGTGAGTCTTTCTGCGCCCCTGACAGCATCTCGAAGCTCTTTTGTATAGGCTCAAGATGCTGCGGATAGCGCAACATGACAGCGGCATAATCTTTTCCCGTTGCGTCTGGATTATTCGCAAGATTGGAAAAATCAGCGGCCATTTGCGCCTGATATTGCTTTTGCTGTTCCATCGCCTTTTGCTGCTCAACCGGTGCAAGCTGCATCTTTGCCATTGCATCGCCTTGCGATATTCCGCGAACGATTGCGTCTGGCATATTTGTCTGTTCAATGTAAAAAGGATTGTCCATTGCCGTCACCCTAAATTGTAGACCATGCCATCATCAGGAGTGGCATTATCTTGCGCCTTAAACCTAGCCAAGTCTGCCTGCGTTTGTGATGACTGTAGCCAGCTCTGATCTTGCGATGGATTAAGCCAGTTTTGCTGCCCTTTGTACTGACCATAGAGCTGACCAAGCTGGCCAAATAAATTAGCCCCTGTCTGTCCTTGAGCCATTATGCCTTGCGCCTGCATCTGACCATTTTTCCCAATCAGGTTGCCAATGCTGCTACCGTATTGCGACATGCCTGAGCCGGTATTGACAGCCGCATTCTGGCCTCGTGCGGAAAGGCCCGCCAGTTTGTTGTATTGGTTTTCGATTGTCTGCGCCAACATTGCAGGCCGGAATTGCGCAAGTGCGCCCTGTGTATTCCCTCCGCGTAAACCGCCCGTTGCTGATGCGTTTTGTAATATTGCATTTTCGCCATTTTGCACAAGCGACGTAAAGTAGGGCGACTGCTCAAGCGCTGAGATTGCCGCCTGCTGTTTGTCTGCCCCATTGATTCCGAGTAAGTCAGTCTCGCCACCGAGCGCTGCCTTTCCCGCTTTGCGGTACGGCTTCAGCATATTCATGATCTGCTGCATCTGCTGCATCTGCTGCAATTGCGCTTGTCTGTTAGCGCTACTAGCCGCGTCTGATGCATTAGATGATGCGTTGCTAGCCATCACGCCACCCACCACCGTTCCAACGCCTGCTGCTACTGCGCCCCAAGTCATTGTATCGCCCCTTTAATATCTATGTACGACAGCGTTTCTAGGTCTGTATAGCTTTTCGCTATCACATTGCTTTCAATCTTGTCTAAATCTGTTTCTTCCGTCGGATGGTAGGTAGTCCATATAGTTTCAGTCTCGGCATAAACAGCGCGCTTTGTTCCTGGAAGTGAAACAAATTGACAAGGCGCTACCAATGTCTCGCTGCCGAACTCGGTAAAAACCACAATTCTTCCTTTGCTGATGTTATTCACATGGGCATGCTTGTGAATCTTTCCGACGATCATTGTTCCAGCCGGAATAGTTAGCTCACGCGCATAAAGACCCGGTGCAAATACATCGCGCCGCGTGCATTTGTCTTCTTGAAAAAAACCGCACTCAAGGGCTTCTTGCATCATGTCTTGCAGTGCAAAGATTTTCTGCCTTGCTTCAATTCTTTCTTCATCTGTATTCTGTACTTGCACAATATGCATCACGGCATACCTATGAATAATTTAATCGCAACAATATCTTCCTGAATTGCAGCAATCTGAGCCGCCTGCGCGTTGCTGTTTGCTATCAATTGCTCAAACGCAGTAACGCTATCAAAATCAGGCAAAAACTGTGCAAGCTGCTGTCTTGTAAGTGTGATTTTATCAGACATTCAATGCCTCCAACTGCGCCTCTAGCGTAGTGATTGCAAAATGCGCATCTGACATGCCTCCAAATCGCTGTATCCGCTGGCTTTGCATCATGCCATTGCGCATCCACGTCACGCGCTGATCTCGACGACCACGAATGCCTGCGCTTCTGTACTGCCGGTTACTCCACGTCATGCCATCGGTAGAATAATCAGACCACACAGAGCTATCAGCGGACAATTTAGACCTTCCGGGCAATCCAACAAGCTCAAGGCTATGAAAGATTGCGCCGTTCGTGTTGTTGTACGCTATTTTTGTGCTGAAATCCCACGATACCGCATCACCATACTGATCTGAATGCGCGTCTGATAACTTGCCGATCTTTTGTGATAGCGGGTCGCCGCAATACCACCCATCGTACACTCGCACAAAACCGCGCGCTCGGTATTTACCAAGCTCACCCGTACCGCTTGTCAGCTTGTACCAGATAGGCTCCTGCGCCATCTTTGACGCTGATGCATCATAGACATAAGTGACAGTCGGCAAATGGATATAAGCAAACCCGTGATCGTCAACAATGCGCGATTCAACAACAATCCCGGACAATTGCGCTTCTGTGTAGTCGTTCAATACCTTGTCAATTTCACGTGTTGAAATCTTTGCAGCAGATCCAATGCCGGCTGCCCAGACCGCTACTGTCTCATTGCGGCCACCACCCACCATGATGATAGTGTCTGACAGCACACATGCCGCACGTTGCCCAACGCATCCTTTCGTGATTTGCGCGCCTGATATTCGCTGAAATGGGAACAAATCGCCGCCGATATTGCGGAAAAATTCAGTCGTGTATCTGTTTATTGCAGCAGGCTCGTTCCTGACCTTCAGCAGCCTTTCAACAGGGTCTGGATCAATTTCTGAGCTTCCATATTTGAGCGGATTAACAGCCGTCGGATCGTTTAATTCCGTGACAATCAGATACTCGCCATCAGTTGTCATAAAATAGCCGTCAACCCATATCTGATCGTGAACAACACCCAAATCAGGATCGGTTACCTGTTCAAACGTCGCGCCATCGTAGTAATAAAGATTGCCGCCGCCACAGATAGATAACCTGTCGAAACTGTAATCAAACACGCACCAATCAGCGCCTGATACATCGCCCAACACAGTCACGACATTAGAAGCGGATATTTTTACAAGATGCCTGCCAGATACGCGGTAATGCTCATTCCGCCAGTTGATGCCTCCGCGATCCATGCCTGTTGACATTGCTACCCGATCAATACCCGGTGCAGGCCGGATATACGCGCCTGTAATCCCGTTGTCCTGAATAACTGGCACCATATTGCGCGGATACGAAACCCGATAATCACCATTCTGGTCAGTGTAAACACCGCTCAGGATCGGGATTTTCATGCTTCAGATTCCGTTGCCGGTCATCACAGAAAGCGTTGTTGTCGTAGCGCAATAATACGATAGCCGATCATGCGATTGTGATTTGGTGACAATGCAAATATCGCCCGCTGGTATTTTCAGGTGCGTAGTGCCTGCTGTCCCCGCAGTGCCAAGGCTGTCATAGGTAATAACATAAGCTGCTGCGCCACCATCATTGATGATTCTGATTTGTGCGTCGGATTTGTTGATCGTAATAGCAGCAGGCGTGCTTGTCGCTGTAACGTTTTGATTGCTGCCGTAGCTTGGCGCAAAAGGAATCATGCTCCATACCCCTTAAAATAAGAAACGACGTACCAGATTTTGCCGATAGAGTCATATTGGAATTCAACAACACTGCCTTTGTTTAACGTCAATGCTTCATTGTTCTGCATGTATATGGTTGCGCCTGTAGATGCAACAGAAACAGCGCCAGTATTAAACCCATAGATTGAAATCTTTACTTTTACTCCGTGCGCCGCATTGTTTGCAGATGGAAGAACGATTGCACCAGCATCAGATTCTGCTGAAATCGTCAAAATCAGCCACGTATCTTCTGTGTCGCTATCAACAGAAACAGTGAATCCAGTCTCTACGCTTTCATATTGCGTGGCAAATGACGCAGAGCCTGTGCTGTTAATGTCTGCAATCTCGGCAGCAAGCGCCGTAACTGACATTTTCGCAGCGTCGCCATTGTTGCTACTGTAAAACGGTATCAGATCACCCGCAGATACTGTGCGCGTTGGTAGCTGGTTAATTTGTGGCATCAGGTAAAGTCCTCGCCCAGATTTTCATTGCCGTCATACTGTAAATTTCCGTCGTATCCTGTTGTTATCGGATCGTCAGAAACTCGGAAGAAGTTTTGAGTCAGTCGCTTGTTACCAGCGCCAGCAACAACAAGCCCTTGCTGAACAGGGATTATTTCAGCATTTTTAGACAGCATTGCAAGATACGATTGCTTTGCTGATACCCTAGCATCAGGGTTAATGACCTTGCCGTACATTGGCGCAAGTCTTAAGCCTAGATTGGTAAAGATCGCCTCGTTTGCCATATCCGGCACATTCGTCTCGGCATCAATATCGGCATACGACGGGTTGTCAGACATTGGATAGCCAAGGCGTATACCCTGAGCGTTCCACGTTGCTACCATCGCGTCCAGCCTGTTGACAGCGCTTTGCAAATCTTCCGGCTGTAAGTCAAAGACATACTGCGCCAATCCGATCTCCTCAAACGCTGCAACAACAAACTGACGCTTTGACCATCCCATTATTCAGCAGCCTTTTTCTTGCGTGCTGGCTTTGCTGCCAGATCGTCAGTGCGAATGCCGGAAACAGCGTCACCGTAGCTATCGAACCATCCAGCATCTAACATTGCAGAACGCTCGCCAGCATTGCCGACTGCTTTTGCCTCTACGCCATCACCGCATAACTGATAAACAAAACGCGGATACATCAGCATCCCTTACCTTTTCCGCCTTTCTTTGTTCCTTTTTTCACTGGCCGCAACTGAAAATTCAGCGCTGCCCATCGGATAAACTGTAGATGATGACATGTTCTTACCTCTAAAGAGTTGGGGGCATTTCTGCCCCCGTTAGATCAAGACTGGCTGAACAACATGATGCCAGCCATCTCAGGCTGAACCATTGCAACACCAAACAAAGTGTCAATCCTGAACTTGGTTTTCATCGTGTTGATGTCATACCATTTCTGCATAACCAACTCAATGCCCTGATCGGTAGACGCACGCATCACAGCGGCACCAGCATCGGCAGGAACAGCATAGCGACCTGGCAGCAACTCGATTGCATCTTTTTGCCAGAAAGCATTTACAGATGCAGTTGCAGTATTCAAGAACGTAATAGCAGCGTTGCTTGCGGTAGCGCTGAAAGTCACGTTTTGATACTCGGCTTCTGCATCCGTAGCGCCTTGGTTGCTGATGATTGGAGGGCTGATTACCAGTGTTGAGCTGGATGGCACAGAAATCACGCGGAAAGTTTTAAGCTGGCCGGTGCTTGACTTTGTGATGTGATGCACGGCGTAGCAATTCGCAATCGTGAAACAATCGCCAGCAGCCACTGAAGTGGTAGAGCTGATAGTGATAGTTTGATAGCGGTTGTCTACGTTGCTGACTTCGCTGGTTGCAGCTGTGCTGGTCGCCTTTGGCGTGTAGTAGTTTGTCGCCGCAGTGCGAGTGTCCATAGTCAGCGATCCGCCACCAGCCGCAGCAGTCAGACGGTTAGCGTAGTCAAGCTTGTATGTATCAAAGCCTGCCACCATTCCAACAGTCGAACGCTCGTACGCATTGCTGGACTTGTTGCCTGTGAACGAGCGAGTTGACGCGGCCAGATTGCTTGCCATCCCGTTATAGTCACGGGTAGACAGCGCTAAGTAGCGATCCCACGATGGGACGCCCTGCTCGTTCATCAGCGCATCGCACTGTGCAACATCGTCATAGCCAGCGGCAGCAGTAGTGCGCTTGACTACCAGCGTGCCCTGGTTAGCTGCAATGTTCATCACTGCTACGTTGATGTCAGACGCCAGTTTTTGCTTCGCGGCATTCCCCAATCGGTTTTCTTGCAGCGCATCACGCAATTCTGTCGCGCTCATAGTCCACGGCACGGATTTGCTGTAACCAAGTGTGGCAGGAACAGCAAGCTGCGTGTAATCCTTGAAATTGCTGGTCATGTCAGTGCCGCTGAATGACTGTGCGATATACGGCTGTGGACGCCAGATAGTGTTGCCTGTGCGCTCCATCGTCACATCGTCAGTACGATAGGTATTGACATTTTTTGACAGAACAAGCTGGTCCTCGAAACCTTCGAGAATCTGGTCGAACGCTACGCGTTCTTCTTTGCTGAATGCATTGGACATAATAAAACCCCTAAACAAATGAGAGAAATGGCATTATTGCCGGTTAATCTCATCCGTTTAGGGGCTGGATGGCAGGCCATGTGTCTGCAATTTTCGGGATTGCGGATCCCATATACAAGCCATTATCACTAATGGCGATTACTTGTCAACTATTGGCCTTTTTCAGTGTGCGCTTGTACGCGATAATCTTTGATCGGTCTCCCGTTCTGTCTGCTTCGCGCTCAAGTGCCTCTAGGTGCTTGTCGGACGATGTAATAGGCGCGCTGGCTGATACAGTACGCTCCGGAGCTGTTGCTGGCTTGCGTGTTGTCACTTTCAATTTCTCCCGCTCTATGGTCTGGATTTCAAGTGCAAATTTGATTGGGTCTGTGATAGCTGCCAGCCTTGCAAGCTCTTTGTCATTGCGCCCGACGGCGTAAATCAGCAGCTCGGGCTTGTCGCAGTAGTTGACGATTATGCCCTGCTGCGTCTTGCTCAGTGTCGAAACAACGGCAGATTCGGCATCATCAAAATCCTCAACCTTAAGCGCCGTTTTCTTCTGATTGTACGCCATCAGCCGCTCGTTAAATGTCCTGTCTGCATCTTCGCGCTTTGCGCGTTCCGCCGCCTCTGCTGCTTCCGCTGCCTTCTTCTTGTCAGTCCATTCTAGCAATCGCTGTGCATAGACCTCCTCATCGAAGTCTATTCCATCATCAGACAATGACGGACGCTTGCCAATTTCCTCTGCAGCCTGTTGCGTTTCTTTTTCCGCAAGCTTGCGCTTGTATTCCCGCAACTCACGCTCCTGCTCCTTGGTCTTTTTCCGCAGATCCTTAACCCATTGCGGGGCTGTCTTTTCATCGACCTCTTCCGCTCCTTCCTCTGCTACTTCTTCGCCAAGCGTTACGACTAGCGCGCCTTCATCCTCCGAAACTTCGCCTTCCTGTCCTTCAACAACTTCATCAACTACCGCGACTTCTTCATTTCCTTCAGTCTGCATATTCTTCACCTTGTTGCTCGGCCATCGGTTGCGGCTGG